GAGCACCATATCCGCAACCCTAAGCGCCGTCGGCACGTCCAGCGCCCTGACGGTGCCACCCGGCCAGACGATCACCTACGAGGCCACTGAGTCCAGTCTGGTCGGCATCGCCACGTTCGAGCGCTCGCGCACCAACGGCGCGACGTGGGAGACCCTTGAGACCTCGACCGATGCCAGCATGGTTGGCGACACACTGCGCAATGACACTGGATCCGATGAGTGGTTCCGGTTCCGTGTCCGCCAGAACGGCGAGAGCGCTGTCTCCGGGTCGCTGGCGGTGGTGGCCTACGCCACACCGCGCGGCGTGGTCAACGACGTGGTCAGCGCCACGCACCACTCCAAAGTCGGCGCGACCGCCGGCTGGGTTACCGGCGGGGCAACCAATGTCGCGCTGGTGACGCTGCCCGCCTCTCAGACCGGCTCGACACTGGTGGTGCCGTGCCCCCACATTGACGAGGGCGATGTCCTGACCGGGTTCCACCTGGTGGGCCAGATCGAGAGTGCCGGCGGCGCCGTCACGCTGGACGTTGAGATGCGCAAGCAGACCGCCGCCGCTGCGGATGTGGTCGACGCCAGCATCACGTCCATGACGCAACTGGCGGTCACGGCCGACACCACCATCTCGAAAAGCAATGCGCGCAAAGCCGGTCTCGCCCTGGTGGCGAAAACCGGCGAGTCGTACTACCTGTTGATTACGGGCACCACGGCGGTGAGCACGGACATCGCGCTGATGTCCGCCGTGTTCGAGGTCGCCCGTGCGCGCGGATGACCCCCGTACCCTTGACACAGCACGAGAGGCTTATCGTCACGCCATGACTGGAGCAGAGCATGATCCGCTCGACCCCATTGCTCAGGAACGCAACTCGGCGCGTGTAGCCGAAGAGGAGCGACTGCAGCGGGAGCGCGAAGCGAACGATCTGCGCTACGTCATGAACAGCAAGCCGGGCAGACGATTCGTCTACCGCTTGCTAAGTGGGGCAGGGCTGTATCGGTTGAGCTTCAACGCCGACAGCGACCGGGTGACCGCCTTCAACGAGGGCGCACGCAACCGGGGGCTGGAGTTATTGAGCGAGATCATGGCAGCGTGCCCAGAGCGCTACACCGAGATGCTCGTGGAGCAGAAGGAAGCAAAGGAAAGAAATGACAACCGAAACGCAGACCCCAGGAACCGCCGCCGCGGCTGATCCCGCGGCCACCACCGCCTCTGCCGCCCAGCCGGAAGGGACTGGCACGCCGCAAACCGGTACTCCTGCCTCTGCGTCTCAAACCGACGCGAAAGAACCAGCCCCCAGCGACCCGAAGCCGGGCGAGGGCGAGCCCAAGCCGGTGGAATACGCCGACTTCACCGTGCCCGAGGGCGTCAAGCTCAACGACGCGGTGGTGGGCGACCTCAAGGCCTTCGCCAAGTCCAAGGGGCTGACCCAGGACGAGGCGCAGCAACTGGTGGACCTGGGCATCAAGAACGCCCAGAACCAGCACGCGACACTGGTGGACCAGATCGCGCAGCAGCAGGCCTCCTGGATCGAAGCCGCGCGCATCGACAAGGAGATCGGCGGCGACAAGCTGGACGAGAACCGTGCGCTGTCCAAGCGCGCGCTCGATGCGTTCGGCACGCCCGAGCTCACCAAGATGCTGGACGAGTCCAAGCTGGGCGACCACCCGGAGATCCTGCGCGCGTTCTACCGCGTCGGCAAAGCAATCAGCGAGGACAGGCTCGTGGCCGGTAGCACCAAGCCCACCGCGTCCAAGCCGTTCTACTCGAATTCCAATCACACGCAGTAAAGGAGCACCAACATGGCTGCACTGGCAACGACTCACCCGACCCTCCTTGACGTGGCAAAAGCCACCGACCCGGACGGCCGTATCGCCAAGATCGTCGAGATCTTGAACCAGACCAACGAGGTCCTGGACGACATGCCCTTCCTGGAGGCCAATGACCGCACCGGTCACCGCACCTCGATCCGCACCGGCCTGCCGGCCCCGACCTGGCGCAAGCTGTACGGCGGCGTCCAGCCTTCCAAGGCCACTCAGGTGCAAGTCACCGAGTCCATGGGTATGCTGGAAGCCTACGCCGAAGTGGACAAGGCCCTGGCCGACCTCAACGGCAACACCGAGGCTTACCGCATGACGGAGGACTCTGCGCACATCGAGGGCATGACCCAGGAGATGGCCAGCACCCTGTTCTACGGCAACGAGTCGACGGCGCCTGAGGAGTTCACCGGCTTCGCGCCGCGCTTCAACGACCAGTCTGCCGCCAACGGCGAGAACATCATCACATCGGCAGCCACGCCGGACAGCACCGACAACAGCTCCCTCTGGCTGGTGGTCTGGGGCCCCAACACCGTGCACGGCATCTACCCGAAGGGCAGCCGCGCCGGCATGCAGATGCAGGATCTGGGCGAGCAGCGCATCGGCACGCCGACCGACGGCTACTACCAGGGCTACGTCACGCACTACCGCTGGGACATGGGCCTGTGCGTGCGCGACTGGCGCTATGTGGTGCGCATCAACATCGACGCTGAGGACCTGACCAGCGACGCCGCTACCGGCCCCAAGCTGATCGACCTGATGGCTCAGGCGATGGAGCTGGTGCCCAACATCAACGCCGGCCGCCCGGTGTTCTACGCCAACCGCACGGTGCGCGGCTTCATCCGTCGCCAGATCATGAACAAGACGGTGAACTCCACCTTGTCCATCGAGCAGATCACCCGCGCCAACGGCGCGCTGGTACGCGTGCCGATGTTCGACGGTGTGCCGATCCGCCGCTGCGACGCGATCACCAACACCGAGTCTGGCATCTAACCGAACCAACGAAACAAGGAGTATCAAAATGATTCTCGACGACCGCCTCGAATTTGCCGACGCCACCGCCCTGAACACGGGCGCGGCGGGCACCTACCTGATCGGAGACCAGATCGACATGTCCGTAGCCCGTGATCTGGGCGCCGGCGAGCCGATGTACCTGGTCATCAACGTGGACACCTCCATCATCACCGCCGGCACGGCGGGTACGGTGCAGTTCATCCTCGCCTCGGACGATTCCGCGGCCATCGCCACGGATGGCTCTGCGTCGGTGCACTACACGTCCAAGGCCTTCGTCACCGACGACGACGCCCTGAACGAACTGGACGCCGGCGATACCGCGGTGATCATCGCGCTACCGATGGAAGGTGTCGCCTACGAGCGCTACCTGGGCATCCTCCAAGTGACGGGCACCACGGCCGTCTCCGCCGGCAAGATCAATGCTTTCCTGACGAGCACTCCTGCCAAGTGGAAAGCCTTCGCTGACGGCATCTAAGGAGTAAACCATGCAAGTCGTAGCCCTCAAACCTGGCTTTTACGGCGGCGAGCGCAAGCGCGTCGGCGACATCTTCGAGATGGAGGACCGATTCATCAAGAAGGACGCCAGCGGCAAAGCGGTGCGCCCGAAGTGGGTCAAGCCCGCCCCGGATGCCGCCGTTGCGAAGCGCGAAGCCGCCGCGGCCAAGCAGGCCGAGGCCGACCGTCTGCGCGACGGTGCTATTGCCGCCGCCGGCGGCAAGGGCGCCAAAGCCGCCAAGGACGCGAAGGCCACCAACCTGCGGGACCTTGTCGGTTAAAGGACTTCGACCAGCAGGCGATTGAACGCGGGGGCCTCGGCCCCCGCTTTTGCAAGAGGGGTGCATCGTGGCTTCAAAAGTCGATATCTGGAATCTGGCCTTGTCCCACATCGGGCACACGGCGAACGTCACTGACCCGGACGAGACCAGCGCCGTGGCCACCCACTGCCGTCGGTTCTACCCGATCGCCCTGGGCACCGCGCTTGAGCGCAACGACTGGAGCTTCGCCCGCCGCCGGCTCCAACTGGCCGAGGTGACCAACCCGGTCGACCACTGGGCCTACGCCTACTCGCGCCCCAACCTGTGCGTGAAGGAGCGCATGGTGTTTTTGCCCGGCGCCACCGACGACAACGACGCCCAACCCTTCGCCGTGGAGAGCGACGAGGATGGCGACATCATCCTGCTCACCAACGTCGAGGACGCGATCCTGCGCTACACCGCGCTGGTGAGCGATACCAACAAATTCTCCTACCTGTTCGTGCTGACATTGTCATATGACCTGGCCAGCATGCTGGTGGGGCCCGTCCCCAAGGATGTGAAGCTCAAGAAGGCCATGGCCGATTGGGCCGCCTTCACCGCCAGCGAGGCCGCCGCAGCCGACGCCAACGCCGCGAAAAGCGACGCCTACGCCAACTTCATCCCCTCCCACCTGGCTGCGCGATGAACGTCAAGCAACTGCTCCGCTCCTTCGCCGGCGGCATCATCGCCCCCGAGCTGCATGGCCGGCTGGATCTCATCAAGTTCCAGACCGGACTGTCCAAGGCGCTCAACTGGTGGGTGTTGCCGCACGGGCCGGCGCAGAACCGCCCGGGCTTCGGCTACGTGCTGGAGGCCAAGGACTCGACCAAGAAGGTGCGGCTTGTCCCCTTCAGCTACAGCACCACCCAGACCTTTGTCCTGGAGTTCGGCGATCAATACGTGCGCTTCCACACCCAGGGCGCCACGCTGCTGGAGACCGGGCTGACCATCACCGGCATCAGCGAGGCCAACCCCGGCGTGCTGACCTACACCGGCGCCGACCCGAGCAATGGCGACTGGATGTACCTCTCGGGCATCGGCGGCATGACCGAAATCAATGGCCGCTACGTGAAGGTGGCCAACGTGAACGCCGGCGCCAACACCTTCGAGCTCACCGACATCCACGGCGGGGCCAACATCAACACCTCGAGCTTCACCACCTACACCAGCGGGGGCACGGCCGCGCGGGTCTACACGGTGAGCACGCCCTACGTGGAGGCCGACCTGTTCGACCTGCACTTCGTCCAGTCGGCCGATGTGCTGACCATCGTGCACCCCAGCTACGAGCCGCGCGAACTGCGCCGCCTGGGCGCGACCAACTGGACGCTCACCGCAACCACCTTCGCGCCGACCATCGCCGCCCCCTCGCAGCCGACCGGGGCGACGGGCGGGCCGGGCGGGGGCACGCCGATCAACCACTACTACAAGACCACGGCGCTCAACGCCGAGACGCTGGAGGAATCGCTGGGCTCGACCGCGTCGGCCGCAGTGAGCCACGACCTCACCGTCGCGGGCAACTACATCGACGTGGACCCCACGCCGGGGGGCGCTACCGTCACCGGCGCGGTGCGCTACAACGTGTACAAGCTCTCCAACGGCCTGTATGGCTACATCGGGCAGACGGACGGCTCGACGTTCCGCGACAACAACGTCACGCCGGATGTCACGCAGACGCCACCGGAGACCGCCACCCCGTTCACCGGCGCGGACAACTACCCCGGCGCGGTGGGCTACCACGAGCAGCGCCGTTGCTTCGGCGGCACCAACAACAAGCCGCAAAACTTCTGGGCCACTCGCTCGGCCACCGAGAACAACCTCAGCTACTCGATCCCTTCGCGCGATGACGACGCCATCGCCTTCCGCATCGCGGCGCGCGAGGTCAACCGCATCCGTCACATCGTGAGCCTGGACCAGCTCATCATGCTCACCTCGGGCGGGGAGTGGAAGGTGGCGCCGCAGAACTCCGACGTGCTCACCCCCTCGTCGGCCTGGCCCAAGCAGTTCGCCGCCGAGGGCGCGAGCAACGTGCAGCCGGTGCTGGCCGGCAGCAACGTGCTCTACGTGCAGGAGTCGGGCAGCCGCATGCGCGACCT